CGAAGCTCGTTCCGCGTGGCTGGAATGGTGGGCGTCGCCGATGGCCATCGTGTGGTTGGAAGCCGACAAGGTGTCGTTGCGGCGAGCGCTTCGGCTCGTGGATGACATCGCCGCCGGCCGCTCCAGCGAACACGCGGCGCTGACGGCGCTGGAGGACCGCCTAGGGCTCACGCCGAAGGCGCGCCGGTACCTGCAATGGGAGATTGACCGCGCGAGCGCACAAAGCGCTACAGCGCACCGGCCGCCACCGCCGAGTAGCGACCCGCGCTTGCGCGCCGTCTAGATGTGGCCGCTCGTGGTGTTCACGTCACCGCTCGCGTTCCTAGCCGGCGTCGGCGTTGGTTGGATCGTCTCGAACCGGTGGGCGATCGTCCGCCGAAATGGTCATCGTCCGGACTAGCCGTGTAAGAGAACAAGGCGCGCACCCGGCTTGTGGTGCATGGCCGCATATCTGCTCGGGCTCGACACGCGCGAACTCATGGTCCTGCAAGACGCTCTCGCGCTGCTAGAGGACTACGAAGACGAGGACACACGGCAGGCGCTCGAACGGCGCCTATGCCGTCTCCACGCGCTCGACGCGTGGGCCGAGCAATTCCTACGCCACGCCGGCATCGGCCAATCGCGTGGCCGGCCGCAGGGCTAGTCGCTAGCCGGCTGATCGCGCTTGCGCAGCATCACCACCAACGGATCGTCTTCGGGCACGCCGCTGGCCACGATCGCGTCCGCATAGTCGGCGTCGCTGACTTCGCCTAGGTGCCAGCGCGCGTGGAGGACCCACGCCGCCGCCGTCTCGTCTTCATCGTCCATGGCACTCCCACCTTCGCTTGGCGGCCACGTTTGCGCGTGGATCGAAACGTACTTGGTGCACGGGCCGGGCGACGTTCAGGGCCGGCGGATCGAACTTGACGATGAGCTACGGCTGTTCGTCTGGCGGGCGTACGAGCTTCGAGACGGTGGCGCTCGGCAGTTCCGACGTGCGTTCCTGTCGCGCCCCAAAGGACGCGGCAAGTCCGAGCTTGCGGCGATGCTCGCTGGCGGCGAGCTTTGCGGCCCGGTTCGCTTCGATCACTACGCCGATGCGGGCGAGACGTGCCCGCTCACGGGCTACGTATTCACGGCGGGTGAGCCGGTTGGGCACCCCATCACCGCGCCCGAGATTCTGTGTATCGCTACCGAAGAGGGTCAAGCCGGATTTGTCTATCAGGCGGCGCGCTACATGCTGCGCCACGGGGAGGCGGCCAATAGCTACCCCATCGACGCCGGCATTACGCGCACATATCTCGACGGGGGCGGCTCGCTTGAGCCGGTGACGGCCGCCGCGAACTCCAAGGACGGCGGCAAATCGACGTTCGTGGTGGCCGACGAGACGCACCATTGGGTGTCTCGGGAGTTGCGCTCGCTCCACGCGATGGTGAAGCGCAACATCGTGAAGCGGCGCACGGCGGACGGGTGGATGCTGGAAACGTCCACCGCCTTCGAGCCGGGCGAAATGAGCGTGGCCGAGGCGTCGTTGGACGTGTGGAAGATGATTGAGTCCGGCGAGCTTGTGGACCCCACGTTGCTCGTGGACCACCGCCAGGCGCCCGAGGACACCGACATTCACGAGCCGAGCGCCCTGCGCGCGGCGCTCGTGTCGGTCTACGGCGAGGCCGCCAGCTGGACGAACGTGGACGGGATCATCGCCGAGTTCGCCGACCCGGCGACCGATGAGGCCGACAACCGGCGGTATTGGCTCAATCAGGTGGTCCGCGCCACGGACCAGTGGATGGACTCGGCCGCGTGGGATGCCGTCTCGTTCCCGCACGAAGTAGAGGACGGTACGCAAATCACGCTCGGCTTCGACGGTTCGATCCGCGACGACGCCACGGCGCTGATCGGGTGCGAGCTTGAGACGGGGCATCTCTTCCCGATAGAGATTTGGGAGCGCAAGGACACGCGCGACCTGCGCACGATCGCGGCCAACGACGCGCCGCAATGGGAAGTCGATCGCCGCGCCGTGGACGCCGCCGTGCACGACGCGATGACGCGCTACCGGGTGGCGCGCATGTACGCCGACAACTGGCAATGGCAAGACGCCTTGGACCGGTGGGGCGCGGAGTGGCCGAAGGTGGTCGTGTCGTGGCCGACCAACCGCGAGCGCGCAATGGTCCATGCGCTCGAACGTGTGCACACCGCCGTGACCACGCGCGAGTGCACGCACGCGGGCGATCCGCAACTCACGCGGCACGTCTTGAACGCACGTAGGCGGCCGGTGCGCGCCGGCCACGTCATCACCAAGGATCGGCACAACTCCCCGCGCAAGATCGACGCGGCCGTGGCCGCGACGCTCGCATACGAGGCGCGCGCCGATGCCATCGCGGCCGGCGAACTTCGACCGAAGCGAAGCGGGTTCGCATTTCTATGACGGCTCTTGATTATCTGCCCGGCAAGTACGTCACGCCGACATCGGCACGCGATTACCTGTCTGTGCTCAACCGCCGGCTTGACGTGCAGGCCATGGCCGTGGCGATACCGGAGGCGTACTACAACGGCCACCACCCGTTGCAGTTCGCCACGTCGAAGTTCAAAGAGGCGTTCGGCTCACTCTTCTCCGCGTTCGCGGACAATTGGTGTCCGATCGTCGTGGACGCGCCCGTGGAGCGCCTACGGGTGATCGGCTTCCGCTACGGCGACGACGTGAGCGTGGACGCGTGGGCGATTTGGCAGGCCAACGCGCTGGACGTTGAGAGCGTGATCGCGCACACCGAGGCCGGCAAGTGCGGCGCCTCTTACCTGCTCGTGGACCCGAACGGCGGCGATCCGCGAATCACCGTCGAGCACGCGGCGCAATGCATCGTGATGACCGATCCGGGCGACCGCCGCAAGCGCCTGGCGGCGCTCAAGCGCTGGCAGGGCGACGACGGCTACATCTACGCGACCGTCTACCTGCCCGATGGGGTCTACAAGTTCCAATCCTCCACGACGGCGCTGGCCGGCCTTTCCGAAGGCGTGCGCTGGCAAGCGCGGATCGGCGAGCCCGACGTACCGAACCCGTTCGGCGTGGTGCCGGTGGTGCCGATCCTCAACACGCCGACCATCTTGGGTGGCGGGGAGTCCGACCTCAAGCCGGCCATCCCGATCCAAAACGCGATCAACAAGCTGTGCACGGACATGCTCGTGGCGTCGGAGTTCGGCGCCTTCCGTCAACGCGTGCTGACGGGCGTGGAGATTCCCCGCGATCCGGAGACGGGCCGGCCGCTCGGGCGCTCGGAAATCGTCGCCGCGATGTCGCGCTTGTGGACGTTCGAGTCTTCCGACGCGAAGGTCTATGACCTCAACCCCACGGACCTCTCGAACTTCGTTCGTGCCGTGGACATGTTCAAGGCCGACCTGGCCGCGCAGACACGCACGCCGCCGCACTACTTGCTTGGCCAGGTGGTCAACGCATCCGGCGACGCGCTCAAGGTCGCCGAGGCCGGCTTGGTGTCGAAGTGCCGGCGGAAGATTCTCTATTTCTCGGACCCGTGGGAAGAGGCGATGTCGCTGGCGTTGACCGCGACGGGCCGCTCCGACGTGCTGCCGTCCGATGTGGAAACCATGTGGTCGGACCCGGAGCGCACATCGCTCGCCGAACTCGTGGACGCGTCGGTCAAGAAGCGCACGCTCGGGATTCCGCTCGAAGTGATTTGGCTCGAACTCGGCTACACGCCCGACCAAATCTCCGAGATGAAGCGACTCGCTGGCCTACCGGACCGGCCGCCGCCAGGCGCGACGACCGCCAACGTGCCGCCCGTATTGGGCGCCACGAGCACACCGGGCGCACCTGCGCCCAACACACCGTAGTCACCAACACGAAGGGGGGCGACGATGGATCAGGCATCCACCGCCGCAACCGACGCCGCCGCCGCTGACGCGGCTACGGACGCCGACGCCGGCTCGAAGCCGGACGCGGGTGGCGTCGAAGGTTCGGCTACCGCCGGACCGAAGATGTTCGATGAGACGTACGTCAAGACGTTGCGCCGAGAGGCCGCCGCCGCGCGTACCGAACTCGGGCAGACCAAGACCCAATTGCAGGAGCTACTGGACCGCGAAAAGACGGACCAGGAGCGCCTATCGGAACGCGTGACGGCCAGCGAGGCCCGCGCGAGCGAGGCCGAGACGCGCGCTCTTCGGTACGAAATCGCGGCCGAAAAGGGGCTGGACTTCACGGCCGCCGGATTCCTGTCCGGCACCACGCGGGACGAAATCACCGCGACGGCCGAGGCCCTGGCGTCGTTGCTCGAAGAGAAGGCCAGCGCGAAGTCGGGTGGTGGCGGATTCGATGGCGGCGCGCGCGAGCGTGCGGCCGAATCGCGCACGCCCGTGGAGGCGCACAACGACTTTCTCTTGCGCGCATTGGGTCGCACGCCCAATCCGTAGCGCGCCCGGTGGCACCGGGCGCCACTGAAAGGTTTTTCCATGGCCAACGTCATCCCTCTTTCCGGCATTACGCAGGCCGGTGGCGGCTTTCTGCTGCCGCCGGAACAAGGGGACATTCTCACCAACGGCGTCTTGCAGTATGCCGGCGCTATCGCCCTTGCCGGCGACTCGCGCGCGACGAACTCGCGCAAGACGCAGTTCCCGATTTGGCTCGGGACGCCCACGGCCGGCCCGGTCGGCGAGGGCGCGCCGAAGCCTGTCACGGGCGCCGAGTTCGGACAGACCGAACTCAACGTCAAGAAGTTCGCGAGCATCGTGATGTTCACCGAAGAGATGGTTGACGACGTTCAGTCGGGTGACCTCTCCCCGCTCGTGGACACGGGCGTGCGCTCAGCAATTCAGGACAGCATCGACGCGAACGCGATCGGCAAGGACTCGGGCGTCAACATCACGGGCGTCTTCGACTCCATGCTTCGCCAGACCACGAACACGGTGGAGTACGACGCGTCCAAGGCGGACGGGCTCGAACTGGCCGTCTCGGCCGCAATGGGCAAGCTCGAAGCCGCCGGCTACGGAAACGTGGGCCAGATGGGCGCCCTGCTCGGCTTCGGGTTCAATCAGCGCATTCGCGACGCGCGTAGCTCCAATGACACGACGCTTCGCGTGTACGGCCAGGGCCGCGACCCGCTGTACGGGATCGAGAACTTCGGTTCCACCAACCTCAACAACGTGCCCGACGCGGCGGCGGCCACGAAGATTCTCGGCTTCATCGCGCACCGGCCGAACATTCACGTGCGAATCCGCAAGGACGTGACGGTTTCGGCGTCCACGGAAGCGACCGTGAACGACGGCTCGACCAACCGGAACATGTTCCAGGAGAACCTGACGGCCGTCCGCTACGAGACGCGCCTTGCCTTCATGGTCCATGACCTCAACCGCGCCGTGGTCGCGATCATCGACGCCGCCTGATCATGCCCACCAAGGATGAACTACTGGCCTTCGCCTCCGATCACGGCATCGACGTGATGTCGTCGGCGACGAAGGCCGAAATTGCCGACGCAATTTCGGAGGCCGGCTATGAGCCGGACCGGATCGGAGACGACCAAATGAGCGAGCCCGAAGAGACGACCGAAGAGACGACCGAACCCGTCTCGCGCCAGGCGCAGTTCTCGACGTACGAAGAGGCGACCGACCTTCCGGAGACGAACCCGCCGGCCGGGCCGCACGTCTACCAGACACTCGGCACGCCGTACGAAGCCGTCGTGACGCACTTCGGCAAGGACTAAATGCCGCTCCCCGAATATCCGCCGACCGTGACGCACCTCCCACGGTCGGCGGGCATCGGGCTTCGCATTCCTGAACGCAAGTCCGATTGCTCGGGCGTGCGTCCGTCTTGGTACCCGTTTCAGATGAACGTGTGCGACGTGGACGCGCCCGACCCGCCACCGCTCACCGAACGGCAAATGCACGTTCCGCCAGCACCGGTTCCGCCATGGCAGTACCCCTAGTCATTACGCCACTTCCGCCCGAGGCGGTAACGACCGCCGACGTGGCGGCGCTGCTGCGCGCCCGGACCAAGGACCTCACCGGCACGGAAATCGGCGACTTCACGCCCAACACGCGGCCGACCGATGATGAAGTCGTTCGCCTGATCGCGATGGCGTGGGCCGAAGTGACGGGCCAGTCCGGCGCGTCACTCGCCGATCGTTGCGCCGGCATCGCGCGTTCCCTGATCGCCATTCGGGCGGCGATGTGGGTGGAGCTTTCCTACTTTCCCGAGCAAGTTCGCTCGGACCGATCCGTGTATCAGGAGCTTGCGGACCAGTACACCGCCGGCTTGCCGACGCTCACATCGTGCGTCGAACAAAACCTGGCCGGCGACGCTGGCGGTTCCGGGGGCTACCGCTTCGGCACGCTCGACGTGCACGGGTGGACATCGATAGCCGATCCGTACGGGCTACCGGCCGATGGCACCTAGCACCGGAGCGCGCAAACCGCGAGGCGCGCAAGGCAAGGTCTTCGGCTTCACGACGACGGGCACGCAAAAGAGCGCCGCCGTGTTGAACTCCATCGGTGGGCGCGGCGCGGACGCGCGGCCGGCGTGGCCGTCGATCTTCAAGCTCATGCAAGCCGACACGGCCGAGCGGTTCAACCGCGACGGCGAAGGCGACTGGCAACGGCTCGCCGAAGCGACCATCGACGCGAAGGCGCGCAAGCACCAAGACCCGCGCATCATGCGCGCCAGTGGCGCGCTCTACAAGTCGCTGACCGGTGATCGCGCGCGCGGCGCGCTGCGCCGGAAATCGCGCTACCAAATGCGCTACGGCACGACCGTGTTCTACGCCCGCTTTCACCAAATGGGCAAGGGCGTGCCCAAGCGCGAACTCATCACCGTTGACGCCGCGCTCACGCGGCGGATCGTGGACGCGCTCGAAAGCTACGTGTCCAAAGGCGAGCTACCCGAGCGGCTACGGCCGGGGGGCTTCTAGTGCCGGTACCGAACCCGTACACGCAAGCAATCGGCGACATCATGACCGGGCGCGACGTAGAGCTAGCGATGCTCACGTTCCTGCGCCGATGGGGCGGTACCTATCTGGCCGAGTGCGAGCGCCAGCGCGGCTACGGGCCAGGCGCTCTTCCGCGCGTGCGGGCGTACACGACGGCGGCCGACTTTGAGAAGTGGCCGGAAGACCAGTTGCCGTGTCTCCTGCTCGTGTCGCCAGGGCTCGCCGAGGCGCCGCTTGCCGATGGCGCCGGCTCGTACCGGGTGAAGTTCTCGGTAGGGCTCGCGGTCATCGTGAGCGCGGCCACGATGGATGAGACGGCCGCTCTCTCCAAGCTCTACGTAGCGGCGATGCGCGCCGCCATCCTGCAACACCAATCGCTCGAAGGCTTCGCGTCGGGCGTCGAATGGCTCGATGAGACGTACGACGATTTGCCGTCCGTCGATACGCGGTCGCTCGGCGCCGGCCAGTGCATTTTTGCCGTCGAAGTCTCGGGCTTCGCTCGACGTTGGAACGGACCGAAGACGCCGGAAGAACCGCCGTCGCCGGACTACACGCCGCTTCCCGAAGACCCGTACGCCGAACGCGTGCGGATCACCACCCAACCCATCCCGCTTCCCTAAAGGGGGCAACCTATGACGCGGCCCGGTGTGGTCGTTGTGTCACGGGCCGATGCGCCGCCGCGCTCTGCGCCGACCGATGCCGGAATGGCGTTCATGGTCGGTGCAACCGAGACGGGCGATGCGCCGGCTGCCGTGGGCAGCATGACTCAATACGAAGCGGAGTTCGGCGGACGCCAGGGCTTCGCCGATACCTACGATGCCGCCGAGACGTTCTTTCGCGAGGGCGGCTCGAAGATGACGGTGGCGCCCGAAGCCGTCGTGGCGGATGGGCTCGCCGCGCTGACACGGGACCTAGGCCCTGGCCAGGTGTTCGTGCCCGGCGCGGCCGGCGTTGCGCCTACCGCGCACGCGTCGTTGCTCGCGCACGCGGGTGCCACCAACCGCATTGCGCTCTTGGACACCGACGCCGACGCGACGGCGGCCGAACTGGAAGCGCTGGCGGCCACGTACTCGACGGACACGAACGCGCGGTATGCCGCGATGTTCGCGCCGGCCGCGATCGTGCCCGGCATCACCCCTGCCAGCACGCGCACGGTGCCCTACTCGGCCGTGAGCGCGGGCATCATGTCGCGCAACGACGCGCGCTACACGCCGAACATCGCCGCCGCTGGCGTGAACGGCATTTCGCGCTTCGCCATCGACTTGACGGCGCGCTATACGGACGCCGAACGCCAGGCGCTCAACACGGCGGGCGTGGACATCGCGCGCAACGTGTACGGGCAAATCGAGACGTACGGCTACCGCACGCTCGCGCCCGAGGCGTCGGGTTGGCTGTCGCTCGCGAACGCCCGCCTGAACATGGAGATAGTGGCCAAGGCCGAGGCCATCGGCGAGCGCTACGTGTTCGCGCAGATTGACGGCCGGCGCGTGAAGCTCTCGCAATTCGGCTCGGACCTCTCGGGCATGTTGGTGCCCTACCAGGATGCCGGCGCGCTGTACGTGCGCGACGACTCCCCCGGCTTCTACGTGGACGTGGGGCCGGCCATCAACACGGACGAAGTGATCGCGAGCGGAGAAATTCACGCGGTAATCGGGCTTCGCATGTCGCCCTTCGCCGAGTACGTCGTTATCGAAATCGTCAAGGTGGCGGCCGACCAACCGCTTCCCGTGGCCGCGTAAGGGGACGCGATGTCTCGTCAAGATCAAAGCGCGGTTACGCTCACCATCGACGGCCGGGACCTTGGCGTTTGGGCCAAGCTCTCGGGCGGCGAAATCGACTCGGACGAACTGCTATTCAAGCCGGGCGCGATGGGCGCCGCAATCTCGCTCGGAGGTTCGGTGCAAGTCGGCGAACTCACCCTGTCGAAGCTCTATGACCTGGCCGTCTTCCAGAGTGGAGACGACTTGATCCACTGGCTCATCATGCGCGTGGGCAAGGGCAATTGCGTGGCCGCTCGCCAGCCGCTCGACCCGGACGGCAACGCGTACGGCGCGCCGCTCGTGTACACCGGCAAGCTCAAGACCGTGACGCCGCCGGAACTCGATTCCGAATCGTCGGATGCGGCGCTCGTAGAACTGGCCATCACGCCGAACGGGACGGTGGCGTAGTGGCCGGTTCGAACGGCAACGGCTCGCACCTTGATTGGGTGCGAGC